GAAGATAAAAAAAGAGTTGCTTCAGAGAAATGGAAATTTTCCGATAATCAATTTACATATAAAAATCAGATAGCGTTATTGAATAATATATTATTAAATTTACAGGATGATATTACAAAAATTTCTATTCAAGAAATAAATAAAAAAATTTATAGCTACAAACAACAAGATATAATTAAAAATCGATATGATCCAACTATGTTCCTTTGTTTTGATAATGTTATTCAAAAATTAATTGAAAGTCAACTGAAATGCTATTATTGTAAATGTGAAATTAGTATATTATATGATATTTCGAGAGAAATGAAACAATGGTCAATAGACAGAATTGATAATGATAAAGGACATAATAATGATAATTATCATATTTCATGTCTTGAATGTAATTTAAAAAGAAGACGACGAACTGATGAAAAATTTTTATTCACAAAACAATTAAATATTATAAAAAAAGAAACGGATATTGTGAAGGATATTGATAATAATAATAATAATATTGATTCTAATAATGATTCATAGTAAAAATTAGTCATCTTCTTTTCTCTCTATAAAATAATTCATAATATCTTTTTAAAGATAAATATTAAGTTTATTAATAATAAATTTTAAATATATTATTAATATGGAATGGAAATGGACAAAAGGAGAACCATATGAACGTTCTAGAAGAATAATAAATAATAGTAATATGAATATAAATTCTGAAAATGATAGATTTAGTAAAGAAATGGAGTCATCGGCATACTCATCTTCTTTAAATCACGATGAATATACATGGGATATACTAAATCAAAGTGCTGCAAATAATGGTTTTAAAGTTTCTAATAAGAGAGAAGAATTAGATTCTAAAATAGCAGATAGAGGTTTGATACAACAAATTGGGTTTAATCCATTTTTAGGAGAAAATAATTATATAGATGATATTGCAATTCGTGATCAATTTTTAAAACCAGTAAATACAACCCAAGATATTGTTAAAAATAAAAAAGAAAATGGAAATTAATGATCTGATTATACTAAACTTTTACTACACATTGTATAAAATAATCTATTTACAAAGTATGCTAAAAATAGATTTAGAAATATTATAACGCCATGGAATACCATTTTACTATCAAGATTTTTTCCTTTTTTCATTAAAAATACAATACCAGAAAATAGTAATGCAATTAAAAAGAAAAAAAATATCATTGATAAAATTAAAAAGTATACACAAGAATCTTTACTTAATGGACCAAAAAAAGTATTCATCAATCCAGACATTATTATATATATTATTTAATATTTTATTAAAAATAAATAAAATATTATATTTTCAATATAATTACTTAAAATAAGTTTATTAAAAATACTATAATAATGTCGACATATTCAAATTATACAACACAAAATGAATTGCTTTTAAATAATTTAATGGACTTTTATAAAGATGAAAATAATCTAACTAGAATGTTAAAAATAATTACTGGTGAATCTAAAATATCATTACGAATTGTGGATTGGTTTGCAACAAATTATGCTAAAAAGTATTATACTTTGTATCCCATAGAAGATTCTAGCGGACAGGTTCGAAGATTTAAAGTTTATTTTGATTACAAACTAAAATTGAAAGCATACAGCAAACGACGTTTTGACCCATTTTGTAGATGGGAGAGGATAAGCGTCCCTTATAAGCCAGGAACATGCATTGAAACAACTATTGGTCAACTAAACTTTTTCAAATGGGCGATTGAAAACCGTGTGGTTGAATATATTGAAGATAATTATGAGACCATAGAGAAGGATATGAATAACCGAAATAGTACCTCAAAGAGAAAGGAAGCTGTTGCAGATAATACAAAGACACGTAAAAAACGTGAAGAGTTGTCGATATCTGCTACTAAAAGCATTAAAAAGGAAGATGTGGAAATTGTGGTTCAATTTCATTAGTTTTTGGGTTGATTTTGTTTTCGAAATCAAAAGATATTACATATTAAATAATATAAAGACAATTATTTTATATTATTTATAAAATGGAACAATTAAATATTGTTGAGTTGATTGAGAATAATCCTATAACAAAATTATCTAAGGATTATAATATAAAACTATTAGCTAAAATTAAAAATAATTTTACTGAATTTGAACAGCAACTATTTTTATCTAGTTTTTATTGTTATTTAAAATATAATCCAACGAATGATTTTGTTATTGATTTAGATGATATATGGAAATGGCTTGGTTTTAGTCAAAAGGTTAGAGCAAAAGAATTATTAGAAAAACATTTTGAAATAAATAATCATTATATAAAATTGCTTTCTCTAGAGGGAAAGCAAACAACTCACACCAAAGGAGGTCATAATAAAGAAAAAATAATGTTAAATGTTAAAACTTTTAAATCATTATGTTTAAAGACAGGAACAAAAAAAGCGGATGAAATTCATGAATATTTTATGAAGTTAGAAGAAATTATTCAAGAAGTAATTAACGAAGAAAATAATGAATTAAAATTACAATTAGAACAAAAAGAAAAGGTAATTCAGATACAACAATTACAAAGCGAGAAAGAAAAAGAAGAATTAAAAGAAAAAACAATATTGGAACAATTTCCACTTAATACTCAATGTATTTATATTGGATTAATTGATAATAAAACATTAGGTAAACCTAATAGTAAAATGTATCATGAAACAGTAATAAAATTTGGTCAAAGTAATAACTTATCAGAGAGGGTAAAATGTCATAAAAAAACATATGATAATTTTAGACTATATTCAGCTTATAAGGTTAAAAATAAAATAGAAATTGAAAATTGTATCAAAAAACATGAACTACTTAAAAATCGTTTAAGAATTATTACTATAGATGATATAGCACATAGAGAGTTGATCGCATTAGATGATTCCGAATTTACTATAGATAAAGTAGAGCAATTTATTAAAGAAATTATAAAACAAAATGAATACAATGTAGAAAATTATAATTTACTATTAAAAAAGAATGAAGAATTAAATAATGAAATTTATAAGTTAAAAGATGAATTAGATGAAAAAAATAAATTAATTGAAAAAAACGAAAAAAAAATTAGTAAATTAGAATATGATATAACAGATGAAATAAAAGGTAAAATAGCAAGTAATTATGCATTATGTAAATATGGTTATTATTTATATGCTTATCAATATGAAAATATGAGATTTATATGTTCTATAACTAGACAAAAAGATTGTGATACTATTTTAAAAAATTTAAAAGATTTATACCCAACAGGTGAAATGATCTGTCAATTAAAATGTTCTTATCCTCTTACCGAAAAAAATATGATGTTTATTTTAAAACAAAATTGTGTTTCATTAGGACAAAATAAATTCGAAACGTCAATAGAAAATATAAAAAAAGTATTAGAAGCTTCTGTTAAATTAGAGGAGATTTTAATAGAACAATCAAAAGATATTGATTCTTTATCAGATTTTTTTACAAATAAGAAAATAATTATAACTGAAAAGATTTCTGATCCAGAAATACCTGTTGTTAGAAAAGCAAAACGTTCTATAGATCAAATAAATAAAGAAACTGGAGAAGTGATACAAACATTTGAGAGTATAGAAGCTGCAGGACGAAGTCTTGGTTTGACAACTGGTACTGCAATTGGAATAGCAGTAAGAGAAAATCGTGTTTGTCAAGGATTTTTATGGCGTTATTCAGGTGTATCAAAAGAAGAACAATTTGCTGAACAACCTGTTATAAAAATATGTTGTTCAACTGGAGAAAAATGTTTTTTCAAGACTATTGCAGATGCTGCTAGAGATGTAAATATTTCACCACCTGCATTAAGAAGAAGAATTTTAACAGATGCACATATAAATAATCATCATTGGATATTTGATAAAAATGCAACACATTACAGTTATTCATAAATTTTTAAATATTTTAAAATTTAAATATTTAAAAATATAAATACTATTTATTGTAATGGGAAATGGTCAATCATCATTAATAAAAATTAATTACGAAGATATTCAGTATGCTATTAAAAATAATGAAAAATATATTTTAATTAATACTCTTTTACCATCTGAACAAAACTGTTTACTTTTAAATACAACAAATATTGATGATGAAGAGAGAATAATTAATCATTTTATTAAAACAGGTAATAAACAAGTAAAAATAATTATTTATGGTCGTAATTCTAATGATGAAAAGATTTATTCAAAATATAATCAATTAAACTCTCTAGGATTCTATAATATATATATTTATGTTGGTGGATTATTTGAATGGTTAATGTTACAAGATATTTATGGAGAGAAAGAATTCCCTACTACATCAAAAGAACTAGATATATTAAAATATAAACCAAATAAGATGTTAAATATTCAATTACTAGAATATTAATATTAAAAATAATATTTAAAAAATTTCATTTAATTTTTAAATATTTAATGTTTTCTTGTGCTTCTTCTTCTACCTCCTCTTCTAGCTTTTCTTGTTTTTCTTGTTTTACCTCCTTTTCTGGCTTTTCTTGTCTTTCGTTTGCCTCCTTTTCTTTGCATTTCAGTTATTAAATTATTTATCTTTTGTCTATCAGCTGGTGTATATGTATAGTTATATGGTGTTTTTACTTTACTAAATAGTTCAAAATTTTCAAGTTCACTAAAAGTGTGAGTTCTTCCATTATCTAATGTTACAGAAGCTTGTTCAGATTTTATAGGATTTAATGTTACCATATCACGATCTTTTGGTCTTTTATTAGGACCTAAAGATATACCAGATGCCTCTTCTCCACGTAAGCGTTTACTACGTCTTGGTTCTTCAACATTTTGTGCTTGAACAGCAGCTCCAGGAGCATTACCATAAAGTTCATTAAAAAATAGATAATTATCACTAATAAGCTCCATTAAAGGAAAAAAACTCATTGCCTCATTACTATATTCCCATTCATCCTCATCTTGATTAAAACCTGGTTCTGCTGCTTCCATATATAATATAAAAGCAAAAACCGCTCTATATTCATCTAAAGTGTATCCACTATATTCTATTGCTTCTGGGTCAAGTTCATTTAAAAATCTTGTTATTAAAGCTTCATTATTAACTACAAATTCTATTTGTCTTCTAAAAGTACTGTTCGTTAAATCTCTATAATCTCCATCAAAATGAAGAGGAAGTCTAATTTCACGATCATCCATATTTATGTATTATATATATATTTTTTTGAAAATGCACTAAATAATTGTACTTTATAAAAAATATAATTTTATAAATCTTCAATTATCATATCATCTAATATATTCATATTTTGTCTAATAGCTTTATTTGATAAATAGTCAGCTTTTTTATTATAATTTCGTAAAATATGTGAATAATATATATTTTCAAAATTTTTTTCAAGTTCTTTTGCCTTTTCGTAAAGTGGAATTATATTATCAGAATTGCATTTATATTTACCTATCATTTGATTAATTATAAGTTGACTATCTCCTTTAACTAACAATGTTTTTATATTCATCTCTTTTGCCTTTTCAAGTCCATAAATTAAACCAGCATATTCTGCTTGATTATTTGTTGCCTTTTTTCCAACAAATAAACTTCCGCTCCATATTTCATCTTGTAAACAATAAATAACTGCACCTGCACCTGCTATACCTGGGTTACCTTTGCTACATCCGTCAAAATACATAACAAAGTCTGCTTCTAGAAATAATTTTACATCATTCTTTTTAACTATCGTTTTAATTTTGGGTAACATTGTATAATAATATAATTTATTATATACATAATTTTAAATTTTTGTTTCAATTATATATTAAATATATTTTATAAAGTAATATAAAGAATGATGCGATGGATCTTATTTTTTACTCTTTTTTCTAGGATAGCTTTTGCAGATACTGAATGTCCTACTATTACAAACATTAGTGATAGACCATATTTTGGTTACAAATAATATAAGAAAAAAAATCATAAATTCTTTTATTTATCACGATTATAATGAATATTGTGGTAAATATAACTCAGATCATTATCCTGTTGTAATTGATTTGTTATTATAATTTATTCTCTATTATAATTTATTCTCTATTATAATTTATATTTTATAATGTATCATGTAATGACTTTAAATGTTCAATATCTTTTAAAGATTTCTTATGTAATTGTAATGATAATTTTTTTGAATATTTTGTTACAAAAAGCTTATCATCTCTGTATTTTAAAACTCTTACATCAAATAAATTTAATGCTCTTTTAATTGAATCATGGTAAGACAATTTTTCGCACATCATAGAATATATTATACATCTGTCTATATCATAACCTGCAAGTAAATCGGCTTCTCTAACAATATGATACGCTAATTGATATTCACCGAGATTAGGATAGCCATTAATTTTTACTTTTGAATATGACATTGTTGAAATAATGTTAGAAACAACTTCTAAATTCGTAGCTGACATATAATCACTCATATAATGTTTAATCATACCAACTCCTTCATTTTCATTCATATATTTTTTATCACACATATCATGTATAATTGCAGAAACCATAATGATATCTTTTTGATGTTGTAATAATGTATTATTTTTTGATTCACTTTCATAAATTTTATTTGCAAACTGAAAAACTTCCATACTATGTTTTAAAGCATGAGATTCATCAATATTAAATATTTTACTAGTTCGAACAACATAATTAAATGCACAATTAATAATAGGTACTAATGACATGATTTTCATTGATATATAAATTTATTTTATATATTACTTTTAATTTCATTTTTATTATTATATTTATTTTCATATTCTTTTCGTATATTTTCCTTTTCTTTTCTTTTGATTTAATTTTCTAGACTCCTTTTTATATAATTTTTTTTTATATGTTTTAGATCTGTATCTCTTTGTGTTTTTACCACCATTACTAAAAGATCCCTTTCTTTTTATAAGAACAGAATCATTTTGGTTTCCTTTTATTAAAGGATATTTAAATTTTAATGGTTTAGATGGAGGTTCTTTTTTTTTATTTTCAGGTAAATTTAATCCAGATTGGATTAAAGTGTATAATCTATCAATTTTAGCCTGATCTAAATATGGTTTATAAACATCAGTAAATTTATCTTTAAAACCATTTTTTACCAATTTTCTTACAAAAGAGGCTGAAAATGCTCCAACTGGAATACTAGAAATATCTAGCGTAGATAATTGATCAGTTGTCATATTTTTATAAGTTCCCATATCTGGTCTATCTAATATAATTCCATCAAAAGAATTTACATTATCTCTCTTAAAGAAATACAAACTAGCTATACTATCTAATCTATCAGCTCTATCCTCACCAATTATTAATATTAAATTAATATCTGGAATATCATTCATATTATAAATTATATTTGATAAAGGAGTAAATGGAGTCGCACCTTTAATATTAGGAACACAAATAAAATTCACTTCCATTCTACTTATTTTATTAACGATATCCTCTTTTTCAGAAGGAGATAATGTAACATTATTTTCCTGTGAAACAATCATTTGTTTTTTAAGTGATTCGGTCATATTATTTATTGCATCAATATTTGAACCTAATATATTTAGTTTCTCTTCACAAGAGATTGGATTTTCATTATTATCATTTGTTTTAGAGAGAAAAATATAAACTTTACTAATATTTCTTTTTATAGCTTCTTCTATTAGTCTTTGAATAACATATAAATGTCCTGGAGTTGGTGGATTCATTCTTGCAAATGAAAAAATAATTGTATTATTATCATTATAAGATATGCTCATATATATTATAAATAGATTATTTATAAATATATTATTTATTTATGAAGTTATCTATTTCCTTTATCCATGTATCTAATTGATTATTATTATTGAAAATATCAACATTACCATCTAAAACCATTTGTTCTTTACAAATATTCTGAATTATTAAATTACGAATCATATCTTCATGATATATATAACAAGTTTCTAAATAATCTAACGGTATATTATTTTCACCTGTTCTTGATCTTTTCATAATTCTTTCATGACATATATTTGAGTCTGTCTTTACATAAATTATTTTATCTACAGGAAATTCATTTGAAAATGCATCAAACCAATTTAAATATATTTGATAATTAATAGATTCAATTTTGCATGAGTCATATAACATTTTTGCAAAAACCATTTTATCTGTATACAAACTTCTCTCTGTAATAATAATAGTGTA